TCCAATACTGGTTTGCAATTTGGCGGTTTCCAGCCGTGTCAAATTGATAGATTTTTTGAGATTATCGATAGCAGTTTTGGCCTTGTCGGCCTGCATTCCTGATTTAAGGCGGGATTCGAGCTTTTTGAACTCCTGCTCATTTTCAAGTGCGGAAGATCCAAGGACTCCCAAATCTTTCTGCAATTGCGTTACTGCTCGCTGTGCTTCGTCTGTGCTGATAGATATTCGCAATCCGGGCATGATCAGGAGTCCTCATTTTTTACGGTTGGATTCGTGTTTCGTTTTGTTGCGTTCTACTATATAGGGATATACTGTATTTTCAATGAGTAAAACTTTTTCAAAATCGGAACGGTCAGCCTCGTAAATTTCGCATGTTGTTTTAATTTCTGAGATCGGCAATTTTAGAATCCCGCCCATTCCTGCAACTGGACGAGAGAACCCATTGCAAACATTCCAGATTTTTAACGCCAATTCATTAGATGTATAGAGTTTCAGCGGCTTTGTACATGTATCACAAGGAGGCGTACCGTTCCATGTTTCAGAACATTCTTCGCACGATACTCCCCCGGATTCATACTCCCATGAAACCCATTTTATTAGTTTTTTGCTTTTTCTTCCTCATCCAGAATTTTACCTTCCGCGATCTCATCCGCTTTTTCCATAACCTCATTGATCAGGTCAGCATTCAGCAGGAAGGCTGTTTTTTTGTTTTCATCATTGCATGGGAAATCTGCATCCTTTTCATCTTTCAAATCCCATCCGACAATCGTTTTACAAATTTTATGAAGTCGATAGGCCACAAAGTCAACGTCCTCAACCATTTGGCCTTTAACACGTTTATGCGTTGTATATTTTCGCAGCAGCTTTGAGTTTTCAGCAGGGTCAATCGGATTAACTTCAAACGTGGCCTGATCTGTTCCTCTATGGATTGTTACAATGTGTGTTGTTTTCTGCGTTCTGATTTTCATATTGATTGATTCCCTTTTTATCCCGAAAAATGAGGACGAAAACCACCGGGAATATGGCTTTTAGCACGCGCGCCTATTCGTCCTCAAGAATGTTATGTAAAAGCGATGGAGCAAGAATCTTCACCGGATGATCCAAGAGCCGTCCCCGCTACTGACAGACTAACAGTCGGTGCGGAAGTGGAGATTTTCGGAACTTCCAATACAGAATAAGGCAGATTGATGGTGATAATCTTCCCGGCGGTACTGCCGATGGTCGCAACAACCGCCGTTGATGTATCGTTCAAGCCGTCATAGAAAAGATCGAGATCGTTTTCTCTGAAAAGCATATCAATCGTCATTGTAATATTGCGCCGATCTTCAACATAGCTGGCGACATAACCGGATGTCGTAATCTCATCCGTCTGCCAGGCCACCGGCGAATTGATATACAATGACAGACTTTTCAAGTTCGTTGCTGCTGCATCCAGCGTAATGGAGGTTTCCTTGCTTTCCATGGGTGTGCCGACACATGTAAATTCGGGCAGATAACCCTTGATTACAGCCGCGTCGTCGCATGTAATAGAGTCGGCCATTGTAAGCACGTTGCCAGAGACAGAGCTGATCTTGTATCCCGCGCCGGTATTTGTGTCGTCCCCGATCTGGACATAAGCGTTTGCTGTAAACTTTTTCCCGTCTGTCACGGTAACGGAGTTTGACTCGGCAACAGCGCCATCCACCGCATCCGTTCCGGCCCATCCCATCCGCATAAACCCCCCAGAAAAATCAACCTTTGCACCGCCTTTGTTGGTAAAATTGATCTTTCCAGCTTCACAGCAGGCCCCTGCACCGAAAAAGACAGTATGTCCCTTCTTTGTCCATAACGTAAAGGACGGTTTTGTCGTGGCTTGTGAATACGTTACGCTGGTGACAGCCGCCGTTGTTTCAACACCCATCAGCGATTCAAAAAGAACTTTTGCCATAGGTGCCGTACCCGCTGTCCCGGATGGCCGGAAATACGTCGGAATCGTAAACGATCCGGCACCCACCTGGTCTTGAAAACGTTCCAGTAAATCCAGAGAGTTGTTGATCTCTTCGGAATTAGTATATGTCGGTTGCTGGTTGATATCCACATACCCGGCGGCAATAATTTTCTCAGCGGCCTCGGTCGGATAAACTGGCGTTCCGGTTGTCGTTTCTTTGCAGACGAAGCAAGTCTGCTCTATTGCTCGTGCTACGGTATTACTCATATTTTATTCCTCAGATATAACAGTATAAGGGATTACTGTTTGAAAGTGTTGAGCTTGAATTTCCATATCCAATCCGACATGTGTAGAATAGGGGGTTATATTGTCGTTTTCACACAAAACATTACTACCGATTGTTTTATGGAAAAACAAGGCTTCCATCATGCCTGCGTATGTCCATCCTTCATCCAGTCCGGCATTCAACCGTGTATAGATATTGATCATGAAAACGCCTTTACGCTCAACGTATCCATTGATTTCAATAGCGGTTGTCTGCGCAGGTTTGTAATAGCATTCGATGAAGGGCAATGCCGGAGCGTTATCTTTGCCAACAATTCGGATTGATGTCGTTTTCCAGTTCGTTGACAAATAATCATTTGCAGCTTTTTGAATCTCATACTGATTCATAACGATTCGAATCCATCTTTGTCGGTTAACGATTCCAATGCTTTCCTGAAATGATCATTGAATTCTGTTAACGATACGGCCACCATGCCAACAGGGGCTTGCTGTGAACCTTTAGCCTCCAAGTAGCTGATATATTCAAGGTTGTTCATAATCGTGATTTGATCATCATCAATGCCAAACCGGAACTCACCAACATGCGAATTAATGATTTCTGCGATTTCGCTGTCTGATAATTTTCCAGCAGACACAGCAGGAACATCACTACCAGTTGATATTCCCCATGAAGCCTTTGCTCTACCGGTATCAACCGGAGTTCGTTCAACAATGCGCCGATACAGATCAACACAAGCTTTTTTGATGATCTGTTCGCTATTATCTTCAACGTAAGCAACCAGTTGATTGATCTGTCTTGAAAACTCGGCAGCACTATTCGTGATATCCGTCACGATCTCACCTGCAATTCATAAAACAGTGCAACATTACCGGGCTCAACAGATAAAACGTTGATAACATTCTGCTCAACGCTTCCAATCAAAATTTTATGACTTGTTGTTAATGCTGGAAGGCCATAAGCCGGAATCAAAAGCCGTGTATCATTGACTTGAACAATTGTACCGTCAATCTGGTTGATACCGTATCGCTTTTTCAGGCCGTAAGTTTCATAATCCGTAGCCTCTGTAGCACCGGTATATTTGAGCGTTTCAGGATTCCAAACACCTGGTGAGCCTTCAACTCGTACCGTAATGGAAAACCCTTCTGATACGAATTCATTGTAAATATCAACCTGCTCAGCCGTCCAATCTTCGGCCATGTCAGCCCCTCAGCGTTTCAATATTGCTCTGTCCGACCACATATGGCCGCAACAAAACCTCAATTTCACGGTATCGGTTCCAGGCAGGCGAACCGGATTTATAATTTTTCACAATTACACCGGCAATATTCTTTGAATCTAAAAAGTCGTTCCGGTCAATATCCGGCAGCAAGCAGCCGGGATCAACAAGCTCTCGCAATGCAGCAACAATGTGGGCGGACTTCACATCACCAGGCAATTCTGTTGCAAAAGTGTTGTCGTTCCAGCGTAGCCCCCGCAAATAATCCCACGCCCGCGTCAAAGCCTCCTGCTTGACAGTGTCTGTCCCTGTCCAAGTATCATTGCCCCGAGCAGCATGGTATGTATCGGCCTCTATCACTGTAGCCCGATCATCTTCCCAATCATCAATCGTGTAGACAGACAAATATGGATATGTTGGATAATAGAAAACCATCATTCATCCTGGTTCTTAATTTTTCTGCGTTTCGGTTTTGATTGTGCCTCCGGTGCATCATATGACCATCCGCCGGTCTTTACATATTCACGGGCATCTACTCCGGCCACAATTGCTTGTTCACCCGTTTTTAAATTGTAAACTGTTTTTTTCATAAAAACCTCAAAAGGGGCACAAGGCCCCCGTTTTGTTTATGACAGTGTTACACCTTCTTCCGTCAACACCCACCATTTGGTTGAACTTGAAAGTAATGTCAAAGTCTCACCCGCAGCATTGAATGTTGCTGTAGTCCCAGCCGACCCGCCATCAATATTAGTAAGAGCTAATGTCACAGAATTTGTGCCGGTCGTTGCCGTCATTTCAATCACCATCACCTGCCCGCCCCTCGAAGGCGCATCCAGCGTTATGGCGTATGTCGATTCAGCCGGGCCGGTAATCTTGACATGATTGGCATCCAGCGAAACGGCACCGGCCTCGGTAATCGTCTGAACAGCACCGGCCAGCGTAGCGCCGACAACGGAACCGCCGGTAATCGCGACATCGGAGGCGTCCTGAGTTGCCATGTCCCGAATCCGTACCTCCCGGCGATAGGCAATCCCGGCTGCGGGCTTCTCATAAGCCTCAACGTATCCAGGGTCTTGACTCATAAGCAATCTCCTTTATATGATGGGCGTTGCCCACGCAGTGTAATTGATACCGGTCGCTACCGTTCCGGTCACGACCGTATATACACGGAGATACCGGTAATAGGTGCCGTCATTTTCATTATCGAAATACAGCTTATACCGACCGGTCGAATCGTCCTTGTTGCAATCGGTACGTTTCACTTCGGCTGCGCTGAGATTCAAGGCACAAAGATCAGCGATATTGGTATCCGTTCCAAAATCGGAATCGCTTGATCCCTGAATAACGATGTCGTAAATTTCATCATTGCTGGCGATTTCCAGCGCAGATACGTCGATGATCATCATGCCTTTGAAATGACCGGTTCCGACATCAACAATCTTAGCGGAACTATCAACAGTCGCAGCAGCAGATGAAGCAACCAATCCAGCATCTTTAAATTCAAGATCAGCATCAAAAGTGCCGCCGGGTCTTACTTTAACTCCGAGTACGCTCATATTTCCCCCTTATGCCGTTACGGCTGCGTTTGAAATTCCACGAAGACGGGCAGCAGCACGGCCATGGAACATCGCAATCCCTGCATACCATTCAACACGGGTTCTCATTGCCGGTTTGGTCTGAAGTTCTCCCAGATCGCGGGCTTCCATTGGCTTGCTCTGGATTCCGATTAATTTGGACGGTTCCATGGATACGCAATAGATAGATGTTGCTGTTGCAGTGGACCCGCCGGAGCCCACCTCCGTAAACGGCAAAATGTCGTTGCCTTCATTGTCCGTGTCAACAATCATAATAGGAACATCGTTGTAATAACTGACGCGACGACCGAAGGCATCCTGCTCGAAAGTGATAAACCCACCAATCGTGTACGTTCTGGCGGCTACCGTCAATCGGCGTCTCATCGTCTTGTTCATCAGTAAGTGAGTCGGACTTTCGACGGCATCAATCAGTTCATCCAGCTTGGCAAGAGACAAGGCATCACCACCGTCGGTGCTACCGGCATCGACCAACTGATTTCCGGTTAACCGAACCTGGAGTCCATCAAATGAACGCGGGTCGGAATCAGCATCCCCCTTAATAAACGCCTTCGTCCATGAAAGTGCGAGAGCCTTGGCCTTCATGCGTTCCTGCACGGCACGCTGACCGGCCCCCATCGTTTCAAGAATGAACGTATCCACATCCAGATCACCACCGGCGATGACCAGCGGTTCCGTCTGCGGATTGATTACACCGGTACTTTCCGTATACGCTTCATTCACGCCACGGAAGCCGATACCGGGCAGGGTTTCTTCCCGATTGTACCGCAGGGCATTGCCCGGTATATTTTGAAAGGGCAGGTTCATCAGAATATCAGAAGAACTTGCATACATTTCAATAATAGCGGATTGAATCGGATCGTTCGATTGTTTTGCAGCTTCCACAAGAGTTAGAGACATTTATTCACCTTTTCTATTTTACCCCCCGAGCGTAATTGAGTCTTTCCGTCGGAGATAGTTTTTTCCAATCGTTGCCGATCACCCGATTACTGCTTGATGTTCCACTCCCACCAGGCAATCCTCGCAACAGAGAATCTTTTTGTGGATGGTTTGAGATAAGGATCTCGATCGCTTCTTCCGGCCCCGCGTGCTCACCGGGATTTTTCAATGAGAAAACGGCATTGCCGTCAGCGTCAACGGCAGAAACCTTGATCTTGTCGCCTTCTTCCTCAACTTTGAAATGCTTGCCGAAAGTGTTATAGGCAAATTCAGGAAGCAAAACCGTTTTTTCTCTCAAAAATTTAGATTGCTGGAAAGCGCCTTCAACGACCATACGCCGGATTGCAGCGTCTTTGCTTTCAAGATCGTCGGTAGCCTTTTTCAGAGCTTCGGCATGAGATTTGCTGATATCTGCAATCCTTGATTCGTAAGAGTCGGCCACGCCTTTTTTGATCTTCTCGACCTCACCAGCGTCAACAATTTCCTTGTCCTTGAGATTCGCAACTGTATCCAGAGCCTGCTTTGCATTGCTAATCCATTCTTCCGGCTTTTCGATCCCGGCAAAAACAGCGTTGGCAGCTTCCAAATCCTTGATCTTGGCCTTTCTGGATACACTTTCAGCCGTGACTGATTGCAGATTTTTCAAAGCTGCCTCAGCATTAAATCCGGCCTCTGTCCCATCCTCATGAATCCATACAGGGTTTCCGTCCTGCATTGCGATATTGTTACCATCCATTTTCCACGGCATCTGCGTCTATCCTTTCCGCTACTGCGGTATCTGTGAGCTACTGCTCAATCTGTTAAAACAAAAAAGGCCCGCCTCAACGCATTGCGTCAAAACGGGCCTTAAATAATCCTGATAAGTCAGGGATTCAGGTGTCCTAAAAAATACTTTTTATATTATATTATATAATATAATATAAAAAGTCAAGTCCTTTTTAACAAATCTTTCAACAATACAAGATCACCGTTTTCATTCACAAAATCAGAAAATTCAACTTTCCCTGATGTATACAGATCAAACCGATTCTTCCCGAGCATATTTAACTGATATTTTTCACCTCGTGTTTTCAGGAAATCTTCAAACTTACCTTGGAATTGGCCCACATCTACAATCTGCCGTGTAAGACCAACATTAATCGGAATCCCTTCTCGCTCAGTATACGGCCTTGCTGCGTCTTCGAGTTCCGGAATATTTAATCCGAGTTCTTTGTATGATTTCGTCTTGCACAAACAGAAGCACCGGCAGCGAGGGTGAAGCGGTGGTCGGATATGTGGTTCACCAATCGGCCATGTTTTACCGTCAAGCGCAGCACAACGGAGGCATACACCACAACCACTTTTCGTCGAAACTTCCAGTGTTGCACACCATTCCTCACCTTTTACAATATCAGTGTTTGCTTTATATACTTGTTCGGCAGCCTTGTTATTCACATCGGCAACATACGTTCGCGTCAGAGTAATGGCATCACGTTTCGTAATATCAAAGCCGTCTTCAATTCGCTCTACCATTGCCGGGAAACCTTCTCCCTGCAAATACCCTGTCATGATATCCAGCTTGATATCATCAATCAGATTATGTTGAAATGTCTGCTGCACCCAATCATTCAGCAAATGGCCGCCAACAGGAGTACCCAAAATCATAGATTCCAATTGCGCTGCTGATACCTGCACAAAATTGAATCCAATCGTTTCGCTCAACCGTCCATTGAAAGATAAAATATCGTTATACTCATTAAAACTCAATTTCCCAGCCACAGATGACGCTTGATAGATATCATTCGTAAGCTGATACTGAATGCCAAGCGTCATATCGTTCAATTCGTCCAGCAATTCAATTTGCCGATTCGGAGCAGCGTAATAATCGGATTCAGGCGCAAGGGCTGCCTTCCGTTCCAATTCTGCAACAATCTCATGCTTTGCCTTGTCTACGGATTTCAAGATTGTTTTTAGTGCTTCGTCTGTATATGCTGCAATCTGATACTGCCAGATTACCTGTCTTGCCAATAAAATTAAATCCTTGAGATTATTTCCTGACATATGAAAACACCTTGTGAAATTACAGCCAAAAGAAAGGAAAAGATAGCCGGTTACCTACAACACCTCAACAAAACCGGCCACAAAATCAGTGACAAGACACCGCCACCACCTCCTCGCTCCAAACATGAACGCACAATCCCAAGCAAAGATCGCGTGTACCAAGACGTGTAAACCGTCCCCAACGATGTGCTGAATGACTCACAATCCCCACATATCCCCAATTCTCAATCAATTCGTATTCAGAACAGCCGACAAATGGAAACCATGAATATTTTTACTCTTGCCATTTTTCTATATCCTCCCCTGTTTCAATTACATAGCCGATTTCGCCACATTTACATTCAAGTATTTTCAAGCTTGTTTCAACGGGTCGCACAGCAATCCACCTCCGCAAACACTTCAGACATACAACCTCGGACATTTTGCACGGTCTGTTTTTATCAAGACTGATTATGTTTTTCATAGCCATTATTGCTATATATTTTTAATTTTAAGCCAACAAACGCTGAGGCAAGAAAAGCTTTTCAAACAGCCATTCTTTGTTCTGAATAAAAACAAAAACGGCGTATCCACCAGGACGCGCCGTTAAACATCACTCAAAGCTGCTTTTGAACGCTGCGCTCTACCTCGTGCCGGTTAAGATACTGGAACCAATCCCCCCAAAACTCCCTGAGTAAGAATCTTTTTCGATCAAAGCCGCAATATCTTCAACATCTCGTTCTTCATTCAAAACGCCCCTGCTCTGCAACTCTTCAATCACTGTCCTGCGATCCAACAAACCCATTTTGAACGCCTCCAGCAAGATACGAGTATCAAAATTAGCAAGCGCCAGACTGAAATCTGTGTTGACAGTAGCGCTGCCGGTATGCTGAATATTCATAATCTTGCAAGTCAATTCAATTGCTGAATTGATTGTGTCTTGCAACTCCAACGCACACGCATTGAGAAAACTACCGGTCTTGCTGGAGGATATCGCCCGTTCGGTAGCCGTGATATTGCCGGAACGATTTTGTGTGATCAGTTCCAGACCCCACAGTGCCATTTGCATTTCGATCCTGTCCAGGTCTTTCCAGCCGGATTCAATCGCCTTGCCGGAATGCTCAACATATTTCAGGTCAGCGCCTGGACTATCAGAATAAATCAGGTTTTTAGCGGATATGATCACCTGTCCGCTATCATTCGTATTGAGTTCCCGGCCAAAGAGAATCGGAACTCGCGCAACATGTAGAATATTGTTCTGATCAGAAGATGATATCCAATGCTGTTGATTCAACTCTGCAAGCCCCTGTAGCGGTGGGGTAGCTGACATCCATGTCTGTTTCCGACCAGCAAAATATGATATCAAAGGTATCATATCCAGTCCGGTCATCCCTTCGTCATAAAGAAACCAATCCCCATTTTTTGTATCCTGCCTGTAAGTTGACCATCGCCCGATTTCAAGAACCCGAATCTGCTCAATTTCTTCCTCATCAAACCTGCCGACAGGCTCACGGATAACCTCTTTCAATCGAACCTGCGTTATGGCCTGCGTACCGTCAATCTTTTCAACACGTCCACCGATAAGCCGTTTCGGTGGGATATGCACCCAGTAAGGCCGCCGTCCTGCTTGTTTGTCTTCTGCTGCTGTTGTCTGCTTGCCGTCCGGTAGTGTCGGCAGGTCAACCAGGATATGCCCCACGCCATCAATCAAGGCTTGTGACATTAGTTCACGACAAAAGCGAGTCAGATTTCGGTTTTCCAGATCGACATTGAACGATAAATCTTTTATCTCCTGCGGCGTGTCTTCAGACAACACGACAGGCTTGTCAAAGACCTCACCCGCCATAATATCCCGTGTCCGTTCCAGACCGTTGAACAAAAAGGAGCGATTTACACGCGAAATATAATCCGTATGCTGCTCACCCTCTTCTCGCGGAAGAAACTTTTCACCGGCCTGACGCATACCGTCTGTACCTTTGATAAGCGTATGCGCCAGATCAAGTTTGTCCATCATTGTCATGTATTCGGCAGACGTGGTAGATGGATTGTCATTTTGCATTTTAGAGCCTCAAAGTCTGATTTGTATGGATCAGTCGCCTGATCGGGAATTCATAATCAATCATATAACCAATTGCCGTTGTAATGTGCTGATATTGATTCTTCTGATCCTCCTGAAAAGTTGACCCCTCTTGTAGTTGAGTCGTTGCAAGTCCTTTGTGGCTCCAAGGTGCGGTTACCGGATTGATAAACAATGAAGACTCCCCATTTGCATTCAAAATCTTAGCTCTAACCGCATTTTGACGGTCTTTGATAGCAGGAGCCGCCCGTTTAACTTTTCGGGAATACTTCCAGCCATTTGACCGGAGAATATCCTCAATATCGGTATAATCAGAAGCGTGACCGTGTTTTTCTCCAGCTCTCCCGGCAGGATCGCCGTAGATATCGACGGTTTTATTTTTGTGATCCTTGAACTTTTCCACGAATTCCATTGCGGACTGCTTTGATACAGCAGAAGTTAGAACAATTTCATCCAGGATATAGACATTATTGTCTCTCTTAACCGCTATGCAGCTTGATAAAGGAGTATAGTTCTGATCATGCGACCACAATAATCTTTCTTCCGGCCTGATCTTTTCAGACGTAGTGTTGTGCTCTCCATAATCTTCATAAATCCTACCAGATGCAGTTTCAAATGATGCCTCGTATTCCTGTCGAAATTGCCTGGGTCCCAGTTGACGCTTTGCAGCAGCAATAGTTTCATATGGAAGGATTTCAGCACTTTTCCATGTGTATGCTTTCCATTCTGGATCATTTGAATTAACGGCGTATTCATACATATCATAATAATGATTGAGTCCATCAGGAACACCAATAAGCCAACACCATGCTTTATAATCTGGTCTGGTCGGATCGAATGTATCCAAAGCTGGTCGAATATTGTGCGACCATGCCTCTGCTTTCACATTCGCAATTTCATCAACTATACCACCAGACCAAAAACCTCCTTCTATCCTTTCAGGTTTATCAAGACCTATCAATTGTATATTCGTACCATTATCCATGAAAATGATTAATTCAGTTTCCGATGGTTTTTTAATACACCGAGACGCTGTGAAACATAACAATTTCATATCATCCCAATATATTTTCTTGACCTGATCTCTGGTAGGTGCGGCAATAAAGTAGTTTTCATTACCATGAAGCATAGCCTGTTTTGCGATGTATCGCTTTGCACGTTCAGTCTTACCTGATCGCCTCCCTGCTGGCACGATCTTAAAACGCACATCATCATACACCATAGCAAGCTGCACAGAATGATCTATGAGTTTATACCATCGATTTAAACTACGTTGTTCTACTGATGTAATAGACATTAATCTGGTAATGCTTTCACAAGTTCCTTTAACACATCAACATTACTGGAACTGGTATTTTCAATTTGTCGTTTATCCCGCCACTGAACTGGCTTTCTATTCTTCAACCAGAAAATCTGAGCAGTTGTATCTGGAGGGACTTCTTTTTCAATCTGTTTGGTTCGGGTAAAAATGACGTTACCCTCTTTATCAGTTTTTGTCTCCTTAATAGTCTCCTTTACTTTACTACCTTTTGCTCGCTGATACAGAGAATTCTCAATATTGATGTCTACTATTGACTTGGTTCTCATTAAGATATCAGAGAACACATAGTGATTTTTCTTATGTAATCTAAAGGTTTCATAGGAGATACCAAGTAGTTCTGATATCTGTGTATCAGTTAATCCATCTCGACACCATGCCGCTATCTCAAGTAATCTGGGCTTGATCTTTGTATAGTAGGCGTTCTTCCTACCAGTTTTTGCTGGTTTTGTTCGTTTTAATCGTCTTGTTCGTTTCAACTTTCTTTCCTATACAACTTTCTTTTAGATTGTATTCTCTCGCAAAAATTTACCATCATCCATCCTCTCAAGCATGGTAACCTTCGCGCCTCTTATCCCACCTTGATTGCAGGATACTATCACAGATAAATCCCCAGTAAAATCCCTATCAAGCTGTTTTACCAAGTCCTGACGGAAACGGCTCACAATCGTATCAATCCTTAATCGCTTTTTCATTCATCATCCTACCGAAAAGTGTAATTTCACCTCTAATTTTATTATAATTATAATAATTATAATAAAATATTTTAGATTTATCAAATTGGATTCAGTGATATATTTCTAACCTCTTCTTTTCATTATACTTTTCTTTTAAAATTTTAAGTTTAAAAGTCTTGACTTTTTGATTTGATATTATATAATGATACTCAGAAAGATTGGAAATCAACAAAAACAAAGCCGGATTTACCGAGGACATCTTAACAGAAGGAGACATCATGAAAATAAGAATCATAACAACAAAAAACGTAGAAGAGAAAAACACCAGCGAGAATACTTTCAACCCAGTAGAATTTTTCAAAGGAAACCCCACCGTAGATGCAGTACAATGCTTCTTCAGAGGGGATTTTGAAGAAGTTGGAGGTTGGAGTCCGATCTTCTTTAGAAACCAATTCAAACTATAAAATCCACGGGGAAGGGATTTCCCCTTCCCCATCAGCAAAGGAGAACAATCATGAAAAAATCTATCCCGGGTATCCTTTTTTTTATAGGGATACTTATTGCATCAAGCGACGGACAATGGTTTCCATGGATTAATTTTGCCGGTGTGATGTTATTGCCACTCGCCATTTTTATAGGCAAAAATTTCTTGGAATGAAAGAGAGGAAAATGCAAGTAAAACATGTAAAAAGCAAAAAAATAACCCTCACCAAAAATCAACTCCCTGTAGAAAGATTTGTTTACATTCCTATTGATGAAGTAGACTTTCATCGGCATCTTGATTGCCCTTATTATACTAAATGCCTCTGTTATGTCTGTAACCAACCCTGGGCGAGCTTCACTTGTATTCATTGCCCACATTATATCTCACCAGAAAACAGAGTGAAAAAAATAATCCTCAATAACATAGATTATTCCCCGTTTTCTGAATTTAACATAGCTATTCCAAGCAGAAGAAAAAGCTGCGAATAACAAATAAATAAAAGGAATAAAACCATGATAGAAATGGAGCTTCCTAATGGAACCGTCAAAATTTTCAAGATCAATTCAACCTTCGCGCGTAGTAAAAAAGCCCCCGTATACTTTATTGCAAAAGTGATTAAACAAACCCCAAAAGCTGTATACTTATATGGTCATGGTACAGTAGAAACCAAACGTGAGGGCGTCTGCTGTATATGCGGCTGGAGACTAACTCATCCTGTTTCTATTTCCGTGGGAGTTGGACCTGAATGCGGAAAACATTTTCATGATTGGGATTTGATAGGCGGGTACAGTAAAGAAAATGCGGACGCTATAACCAAAGCAATAATAGATATCAAAGTGGAAGGATGGTTTCCTAAATCCATCATTAAAGAAACGATGGAAACCACTGAGGATATTCATCCGCCCGCAGATCATCCGATGTTAAAAAAACCGAAGAAACAAATAAAGAAAGCCTCCCTGATTGATTCTTCTCCGCCGCTAATCAAAATAGAATTTCCTTTTAGTCAGGAAATTCTATACAAAGTCAAATTGCTTCCCGGGCGGCGCTTTCATAATGAAGGCCAAAACAAATACTGGACAGCTCCTTTATCGATAGAAACGGTAGAACAGCTGCAAGAAATTGGATTCCAGATGGACTTGACCTTGATGGAATACATGGAAAAATCAACAGAACCGATAGAGACTAAAATAAAACCACTCATGAATATTGATTTTTCCCTATGCCCATTATATAATGGGGTTTGGAATAATAACCAAAACATAGGAGAAGACTATGCCCAGAGGAGTTTACCCACGCACAACAAATCAGTTAAAAGCCGCCAAGAAGAATTTAGCAAAAGGACGTCAACCAGAAGCCAGACTGAAAGCAACCGAAACACTGAGGAAAATTGCCGACGATCCAGAATGACGGGAAAAAGTATCCAAGAACACGACGGAAGCGATGCATCGACCAGAAATCAGGAAAAAGCATTTGAAAGGATTGGAAAAAGCCCGAGCAATTCATGGGATCAACTTCAGAGGAGGGAACGGCCAAGAGATGACTTTGATAGTGAAAATTGCAAACAAATTATTAACCAAATGTGGATACATAAGGGAATATCCAATCCCAACAAAAGGGCATCAGACCAAGTACAAGCATGTTGCGAATGCATACAAAGCCGACTTTGCCCATCCAGAAGACAAAATAGTGATAGAACTGGACGGAGTATGCCACCTTCCGATGGAACAACAACGACTGGACAAGAAAAGGGATGCGGTACTGAAAAGCCTTGGATGGACTGTAATACGCTTAAAGCATTGCAAACGTTCTTAAAAATTGATGGTATTCAACGGGCTTTATACCATTTTCAATTAGAGGACGTGATGAAAGTTGAAGCTTTGCAAGGGAGATGTTTAATCGCATCAGAGATGGGACTCGGTAAAACCGCACAGTCCCTGGCATGGCTTCAGCTGCATCCGGAAAAACGTCCAGTTGTGATTGTCGTTCCCGCCAGTCTGAAATTGAACTGGGAACGTGAATGTTCAATGTGGATAAGTAACCCGAAAGTCCAGATCCTGTCCGGGAAGAAAGCCAATACCCCGATAGTAGGCGAAATCATTATTATCAACTATGACATCATCGGGGCATGGGTAAAGGCTTTGAAAGCAATCAAGCCACAAGTCCTGGTGCTGGACGAGGTGCACAAGATCAAAAATAAAGGCACTCAGAGAACCAAAGCGGTCACAAACCTTGCCAAATCAACCCCTCATATCATAGGATTGTCCGGAACACCTATCGAAAACCGACCAGCGGAGATATACAATGCTGTTAAAATGATTGATCCGGGGGCGGTTGGAACCTGGACAGCATTCGGAAAAAGATATTGCGATGGGAAATACAATGGTTGGGGGTGGGATTTCAATGGAGCATCCAACATAGCAAAACTCCACGAAAAACTGACGAGTACTGTTATGATTCGCAGGAAAAAAGCTGATGTTCTGAAGGACCTACCAGCCAAGGTCCGGTCGTTTGTTCCTATGGAAATCAACAACAGGAAGAAATACAAGGTTGTTGAGGCGGATTTCATTGGATGGGTAAAGCGGGAAAAGGGCCTGGCGGCAGCTGAGAAAGCCGGGAATGCCGAAGCCCTGGCGAAGATCTCAGCCCTCAAGCAGCTTGCAGCTGAAGGGAAGATGACTCAAGCGATTGATTGGATCAAGGACCACTTGGACACCAATGGCAAATTGGTTGTCTTTGCCGTCCACAAGAAGACCATTGACCGCCTGATGAACGAACTGGCCGATTACAGTCCCGTCAAAGTAGATGGATCTGTCAGCCAGGATAACCGGCAGGTCGCTGTAGATACGTTTCAAAATAATCCACGATGTCGAGTATTCGTAGGGAACATCAATGCTGCGGGGGTCGGGCTTACGCTCACAGCAGCCAGCTCGGTAGCGTTTGCAGAATTACCCTGGTCTCCCTCGGAAATTGCACAAGCGGAAGACCGGTGTCACAGAATCGGACAAAAATATAGCGTTAATATCTATTTTCTCCTTTCAACCGGAACTATTGAAGAAACAACAGCCAAACTGATAGATGACAAGAGGAAAGTCCTCGATCAAGTCTTGGATGGGATTGAAACCGAATCTACGAATCTACTTGGGGAATTGATGGAACAGTATTCAAAATCATAATAATTTGCGCCTGATCAACAATGGTCAGGCGCTTATCTAATGAAGGAAAGAGAATGCAAGATATGAAACTTATACAAAAAATAGCTTGGTCTTTTAACAAAACAACGGGATTGCCTATTGACGATTTAATCGGGGAAGCTTCACTTGCCTACGCTACCTGGTTACCTAAATACGATCCGAAAAAAGCAAGGCTTTCCACGTTTATGTACATCCGAATCAAATGTCATTTGATAGATTACTGTAAAAAACAAAATGAATATTACCTCAAAAGCCCAGAAGATGCCCAAACAACCATCGATTCATTCTCATCCTCACATGAAAATCGGATCATTTTCAAATCAGCTATAGAAAACGGGTCTGAAGAAATTAAATACCTGGTCTGGATGATATTTCAATCTCCAAGTGAATTTTTGGGATACGGAGGCCGTGGTAAAGTCAAGGACAAACTTCGAAAGGAAGGCTGGACATGGGATCAGATATGGAAAACCTTCACAGAGATGCGGAAATTATTGAGATCAATGTAATCCATATTGGGAAAGGGAATAATATGATAAGAACTCGTAGAAAAGACAAAAAAGTAGAAATACCAAGTAAATTAGGAGGACATATGCCGAATCCCCCGGAAAGTTGCACTGCTCCAAAATTCGTATCTGATAAAAACGGGTGTAGATATGTGGACAATGTATTTTGTATAGACTGCAAAGATAAAGAAATTTGCAGAAGAAGAAAAGAATTTATACAAGAATGGAAAACTTACCGGGAATTGATAGAACAGGAGTAGTTGAAAATGAATATACAACCGGTTCTTGATCAATTACATATCCCTTATCAAACGACAGGGCATAAACATTGTCGTCCAGGATGGGCCAATACAGATCAAAATACCCTTACGAAATAAAATACTGAGGCTGAAATGGATATACCCGGATTACTCTCACAACTTGGAATAGAATTTATAAGCAGCGGAAATAAGCACTGTACTACTGGATGGGTAAATATGCACTGCCCATTTTGCCAGGGGTCGCAAAATTACCATTTAGGTATCCCGATCGACGGCAGAGTTGCCCGATGCTGGCGCTGTGGAAAACACCCTATTTATAAAACCCTCAGCAAATTAAGCAATACCCCAGAATCCCAGGTACGGGAACTCGCCCGTAAGTATGTCGGCATGAAGCCTACGATCCCAACTACCAAAATATCTATCAGAAGAAAAGCCTTTAAATACCCATCCGGTGCAGAAGAATTATTGCCTCAGCATAAAATATATCTTACTTCGCGAAATTTCACGCCAGATTCCCTTTCAAAAAATTGGGGAATACTGTGTACAGGGCCTATCGCTAAACTGGGGAGAATCGATTATAAATGGAGGATCATAGCTCCAATTATCTGGGAAGGTAAAGTGGTTTCTTTCCAAGGCCGAACTATTTCGAGTAAAGTAGAACCAAAATACAAAGCCTGTCCGCTTGATCGGGAGTTAATTTGTCACCAGCATATCTTATATTGTCATCCAGAGTGTAATTGGGCAAAGCCCGTCATTGTGGTTGAGGGAATCACAGATGTCTGGCGGCTGGGAAAACAAGCCGTCTGTGTATTTGGCATTGAATATCTATCTCAGCAAGTCCGCGCCATTTGTAAAATGAAAAGGAAAGGAGGTGATCGAAGATTGATTGTCTTGTTTGATGATGATCCACAAGCAATCATCAAGGGTAAAGAATTAGTAGCTGATCTAAACTTCCGAGGGATGGAAGCGCGGCAGGAGATAATTATTGGTGATCCTGGAGGGATGGAACAGGAAGATGCCAACGAAATGATGAGCAAATTTATGAGGGAATAAAATGCATAGAAAAACAATCAAAGAAATCCTGATGAGTCGAGATGGTATGTCAGAAAATGAAGCTCAGAATCTAATCCGAGATGCAAAAATAGCTTTGGAAGAAAGCATCTCAAATGGAGATCCTGACTATGATATTTGCATGAACTGGTTTGGATTGGAGCCTGATTATATTTATGAATTGCTGTATATAGGAATATAAATCACCCCTTTATTTTTCTCCTATAATATATTATATTATAGATCTTCCAGGGGTGCGGTCCGGCCAGACCGTTAAAAGGGGGATGCCATCACATCCCCCAAACCCTCTTCCTTTAACCATGATGGTGGTTTCTTTGGGTTAGCATCGAAGCCTCCTCCAAGCAATTTGTGAGGTGTTTTATGAAACAAGATTCAAAAATTAAATTGTATGAAGATCGTAATTCCTTTTTTATGGATTCCTTTTTTTATGGCGGTCTTTCCAGACGTGTTTTACAACATTCTGGCATCTCCTTTAAAGCAAAAGGATTGTTCCTATTAATCGAAGCCAACCAAGAACTATTCAACGACCCGACGAAAAACAAAAAAGAATTCCTGCTCGACCATACCAAAGAAGGCTGGGATGCCGTTTCTTCAGGAATACATGAATTACTCGAAGCGGGACTGTTGATAAAAGAAACCCACCGCAACCCAGGACCAGGAAGGAAGTATATAATTGGGGTATCTTGGCATTTGACTGCCGGAGACTTGGAAGATGTGCTGATCGAAGAAGATAGAGAATGGCTGGAAAGACTTGCTGCTCAGAAACACGCGAACAACATAAATCGGGAGGGGATATAATGGAAAGAACGACTCCTGCTGGAAACCGGCTTCCAGATATCATCGTCCACAACACCCCTGATAATTTCACAAAAGTACCTAACGATACAATCCGCAATCCAAAAATGTCCTGGAAAGCTAAAGGAATCTTAACCCTGATCCTCAGCAATAAACAAGGCTGGTTTTCATTCAAAAAAACCATCCAAAAGTATGGGACAGATGGCGTATTGTCTATCGAATCTGGATTGAGAGAATTGGAACAGAATGGATATTTGATCCGGCTCAGATATCGCAAGGCTGGAGATCCTACCAAAAGAATACAAGGATCCACCTGGATCTGCGTGGATATGGCCAATGCTTTTGATTGGAAACGAATCCGGCGTAGACTAAAGAAATATGGGATGGAGCCATTCAACAAAGAATTCCAAGAACCGGAAAAGCCTGACATAGAAAACCCTGGGTCAGGGGAACCGTCAGTCAGGGGAACCGTCAGTCAGGGTAATAAAAGACTAAAAAGACTAATTATAAAGAAGACTAATTATAAAGAAGACCAAAAAGAAAAAAAGGATTTTTCTGATTCTGATTGGATTCTAAATCTCTTTCCACAAGAATGGAAGAATGATAAATCTTTCCAAGAATCAATCAGAGATTTCATCCAGCATAGAAAAGAGAAAGGTTCCAAATTGACTAAGGTAGCAGCATCAAGGCTAGCAAAAAAGCTAACTAAATATTCCATTCAGGAAGCAACGCAAGCGTTGGAGCTGTCCATGGAAAATGGTTGGCAAGGTGTTTTCCCAGAAAGTATTACCAACAATTCCGCTTCGAAAAAACCCAGTTTTGGAACCCACACCCTGCAATCCAGAGAAGTCACAAATAATATTTCCTACCCAACCGGAGAAATTTATGATCCTGAAAAAAAACCTCAAAAAGATAGGTAGAAATCAGTATAATATATTATAAAGTGAAACGAATTCTAAACAAAGTATTTATAGGAACCGTATCAAATATGAAACAATGCCTCATCTGTAAGCAACCAATTTCGAATAATCGGGAACTTTGCCGCGAATGTATGAAAAAGAAACAATGGGATCTAATCAAATGGGAAGAAGCTGCTCAGATATTTTCACCTCGAATTGTAAAAGTTTTACAATTCGTTCGAATAAAGCTTGAAAAAAGCCCGGTACAGAAGGGGTTGTATTTGTATGGTCCTGCAGGTACTGGAAAAACTATCTATGCATCTGCCGTTTTAATGGAGTTGAAACGACAATCATATTTATTAGATGATATACCATATATAACTGGTGGGTTTGTTAATGTTCTCAATTTACTTGAGGAAATCCGTGCAAGTTTTGATCGTAATGATTCACAAACATCTCAGCAAATCATTGAGAAGTATAGTCAGACAGATATCCTCATCCTGGATGATATCGGCGGGCAAAAGGTAACGGATTGGGTTCTAAACATATTGCTTCTGATCATTAATAATCGGTATGAGAATCTGAAATTAACAATCATTACATCAAACTCTGATCTGAATGGACTTGCTCATCAATATGGAGATGATCGTATTCCAAGTAGAATAGTCGAAATGTGCCAAATCAAACATTTTACTAATAAAGATTATAGGATTGGGAAATGAATCTATATCAGGAAATAAAATTTCGAATCCGTTATATCCATAATCTCTTTGTATGGTCCTTTTATTACAAGCATACTAAAAAATGGAAAGGAGAATTGAAAAAGGCTTCTGAACAAGCATATCAAAGGAGAAAGGAACTCATAGGGAAATGAAACCTGATAAACATATTGAACGCCGGATTGTGATCGGCCTGATTGTTTCTGATACTTACATCCGCGAAGTTTCTCGAATGTGGGATATTCGAATACTCCAATCCAACATGGCCCAAACTCTTGCAGGATGGTGTATGGAGTATTTCGAAAGATACGAAAAAGCTCCTGGCAAAGATATTGAGGGGATTTACCTACAAAAATTAAAAGCCGGACTCAATAAAGAAGTTGCTGAAGATATCGAAGAAGATATACTACCTGATCTATCTGATGAATATGATAGAACTCATTTCAATGTTCAGTACTTGATGGATCAAACCAAACAGTACTTCAGAGAACGGAATCTGAGTCTATTCGCCGATCAGATTACAGGTATGTTATCACAAGGGGATTTAGTAGAGGCGGAAGCTATTGCTTCTGAATATCGTCCTCTTGAAGAAGGTGCCGAAAATGACGTAGACCTATCCAGTTCCGACTCGGATGCCCGGATAGAATTAGCATTTTCCTTAGCAGAATTGCCTACTGTCACCTACCCCGGGCCATTAGGTGGCTTCCTAAATCACCAGCTCATACGCGGGGGATTTATTGCTTTTCTCGGATCTGAAAAACGAGGCAAGACATGGATATTGATGGACTTATCAATTCGTGCTTGTAGACAAGGAGCTAATGTTGCATTCTTCCAGGCAGGCGATATGACGGAAGATCAGCAACTTCGGAGGATATGTATTTCTCTTGCTAAAAAATCAGATAAATCCAAGTATTGTAAACCTATCCGAGTACCTGTCTTAGATTGTGGGCGTAATTTCAATGATGAGTGTGATCGGGAGGGACGAAAAGGGTATGGATGTATCAATCCAAAAACGGAAGCTAATCAAGCCTATTCCTACATCAAGAGTGTAGCAGGGAAATCCCATGAAGCTATCGAAGAACTGATAGATAAACATGGTAAAGATTACAAACCATGTGGGATGTACAATTGCCCTGATTTTGTAGGGTCGGTTTGGTTTGAAAAAACCAAACAAGTTAAACCATTAACAGCAAAAGAAGCCCAGCGAGTCCGCCAGGAATTTTTTAAACCAAAGGGAAAAGTCATTAAACGAAAGCGAGGTAGATATAAACTCAGTACGTATTACAATGGTACATTATCTATCAAAGAAATCAGAGCTGTTTTGGATCGATGGGAACGACAGGATAATTTCGTTCCAGATGTTGTTCTGATTGATTACATGGATTTGTTGACAGATCCTACCAATGAATTTCGTCACAAACAAAATGAGATATGGAAAGGCGGCCGGCGAATATCACAGGAAAGACACTGCCTGGTTATTACGGCCACACAAGCTGATGCAAATAGTTATGATCAAGATACATTGAATTTGAAAAACTTCAGTGAGGATAAACGAAAATACAGTCACGTCACAGCGTTTTATGGATTGAATCAGGATCAAAAAGGAATTGAAAAAAGATTAGGAATCCTACGAATAAATGAATTGATGGTTCGAGATGATGAGGGAGGTTCTGGAAGACAGGTCTGTATTCTACAATGTCTGCAACAAGGAAGACCATTTACAGGGAGTTTCCTTGATAAAACTCCTAAGAGAAGAAAGGAAGATAAATGAGAATCAGAGTAACAAAAATTGTAAAGTTCGAAACAGCACACCAATTGAAACAGTGTTATTCCGAGGAATGCAAACAAATCCATGGACATAGTTACAAACTCGAGTGTACCTTTGAAGGCGAAATCCATCCGGAAACAGGAATGGTAATGGATTTCAAAAGGATCAAGGAAATTCTTCAACCGATTATTGATCGGTATGATCATTCATTTCTAACGTCTGAATCCTACGGAAAGAATCCAACCGCGGAGAATATGGCCATGGATATTTTCCAGGTAATTAAACAGCAGTCTCCTCTGTTGGTTAAAATCCGATTGTGGGAAACTGATACTGGATACGCAGAAGTAACGTACTAAAAAGGAAAAAAAATATGGAAATCAATGAAATTTTTCAATCGATTAGTGGAGAGGTAGGGATTATTCCTCAAGGGGCGATTGCTTGGTTTATCCGTTTTCAAGGGTGTAATTTACGTTGTGCTTGGTGTGATACTCGAAGAGCACAATCTACAGAATCAGAAGATGCAATCGTTATGACTCCGAAAAGGATTAGTGAAAAAATACCTTTTGGTAGCAATGTAATTTTGACAGGAGGCGAGCCTTTATTCCAAAATCAAGGAGAATTATGGGAACTGATTTCGTTGTTGAGTGATAAAGAGTGTATTATTCAAGTTGAAACCAATGGTAGTCGAAAACCTTTTCTCCCGATTTGTCATGTTTTTGATTACAAAACTCCCAGCTCAGGTGAACAGAATAAGATGATGGAATATTCGTATTTTCTTAAATGTCTTTCTTTTTCACAAACTTGGATTAAGTTTGTGATTAAAAACCAGGAAGATTTGGAATATTCCATCAAGATTATGAAAGCATTCCAAAATATAAGATCTGATTGGAAAGGGTTACACATAGCATTATCAGTATCATCCGGTAAAGATGTAGAGTATATTACACAGCAAATTGCATTAAAGCTGCCAAAGTTGATATCTCATATTATTTTTAATTTCCAATTGCATAAACATTTTGATTTGAAATAAAAACTAATGGAGGTGCTTGTGTATGTAAAATTGATTGGTGAGATAGGGTACGATCAAGCAGTATTCGGAGATGGCTTGTCATTTGGAAAAACCAGCAGTATTGAATTTGAAGATTTTCTTAAAGGAGAATTTGAAGAGCTTGTTGTATCGTGTGGCAACCGTACATCAAAACTTTCCAAGATGGAGCGAGGTCATGATGGGGCTCTCAAAATGATTCAGACTTGGTGGGATATCAGAGCGCCGCGGTACTGGTGGGTAGAGATGGATACGTATGGTGTCGGGAAGGCACAGCGTTCAGAGAGCACGATGCATATGCTAAAAAGGCAAAAATTAACTCCTGCTGATTTTGAGCGCGGAATTGATCATGAATATCTTGCAAAAATAAACAACAAAATAAAAGCTGGGTTGCCTATCGATGTAATAAAAAACGCCTTACCGGAAGGTTTTTTGCAAAGAAGAATCGTGAATCTGAACTACATGGGGCTCAAGAATATCATTATGCAGCGAAAAGGACACCTGTTACCGGAATGGAGGCTGTTTATTGAGTCAGTCCGGAATCAAGTTGAACACCCTGAATTGTTGCCATAGCTAAAGGAAAGAAATGGTAGCGGTTATCGGGGATACACCTAAACGTTAAAATCGAAATAATTTGCCTGTAAAATTCATCCTTTTACAGGCAAATTAATATGAGGTAAGATGTATACTCTCTTAGAAATTACAAACAAGTTACAAGATGTAACAGGGCGTAAAGCTAAAGAACAACTTATCAAAGATAATCAAGACAATGAGTTATTCGTGGAAACTATGCAATTCCTCCTCAACCCATACATTGTTACTGGATTGAGTGCTAAAAAGGTACGCAAGGTTCTTTCGGATGTTTCTCAGTATAAGAGTATCCGGATACCTAAAAATCTACCTTCTTTACTCCAATATCTCAAAGTGAATAACACGGGGAAAGATATTGATATAGCAACAGTACAGGTATTTATATCGACGTACGCAAATATAAATACAACCCCCTTAATCCAGGCTTTGGTCACAAAATCACTTAAATTAGGAATTACAGCCAGTACATGGAATAAAGTAACTCCGACTCAATTACATATTCCTACATTCAATGTGATGTTGGCGAATAAGTATCAAGATTTCCAACATAGAATTACAGGTGATATCATTGTCACTCCAAAATTGGATGGACACCGTGCTCTCATTTTCTGTCATAATGATGGTTTAATTGAAATCAGAACAAGGCAGGGTCAATTCTATCAAGGACTTAAGGAAATCGAAGAAGCAGCAATAGAGTTACCACGAGGTTTCGTCTATGATGGAGAATTACTTGCAATCGACAATACAGAAGATGATTGGTATCGTTCTACATCTAAAATCGTACGGAAGAAAGGTATCAAAACAGGTGTTGTATTCCATGTATTTGATGTTTTACTTATTGATGATTTTATAGAAGGTTCATCACCAACACCTTGTGCAAATCGGAAACAATCTCTGATTAAGTATATGGCATCTTGTACACAGGATTTTATTCAGAGTGTGCCTATTCTATATCACGGGGATGATTTATCCTACGTTTCTGACTTAGTAAAACAGGCGATCTCGAACGGGTACGAAGGAGTCATGGTTAATGTGGCCTCCTCTCCATATGAATGTAAGCGCACAAGGAATCTCCTTAAAGTAAAAGAGATGCAATCCGCTGACCTGAAAATTATTGCCTTAGAAGAAGGAGAAGGGCGTTTACGCGGGACATTAGGAAATCTGATAGTATCATATAAAGGCAATAAAGTGAGCGTCGGGAGCGGCTTCTCAGATGACGAGAGGAAGGTATTCTGGAATAATAAAGATAAATTCATTGGTCGGGTAGCAGAGATTACCTTTTTCGGGGAAAGTCAAAATCAAAATAATGATGAAGTGTCATTGAGATTTCCAGTATTTAAGACGATCAGAGAAGAAGGTAAGGAAATAAACTACATTTAATTTTGAGGTGAAATATGAATGATACATGGAGAGAATTAACAAAAATACCTCAAATGACTCTAAAAAATGAAGATGGGTGGGAATATAGGTGTACAGGATATTCGGATAATGTTTGTGTCGAATATTGGGAACCCGTTGGCGACGATAATAAAATGACAAAAAGAAGTGGATTTTCTGTACCATCTTTTTGTGCTGAGAAATTGTTTTCTGAATTAGCTGACATGGCTAAACAAATTAAGGACTTTGAGTAATATAACGCCCAGATCAGCTGCGGTACTCCGTCTGCTGAATCTGATTGTTGAATGACTTTTGAGCAGTGAGGTTAATTCGGTGGGCAATATGACCGGCAACGGTAGAGCATCCGATAGCGCGGCGGGAAGGACGTTGCCCGATCCCCGCGTGTGCGGCCTGATATTTGGCAGACCTCGCTGTTCATTCAACAGTATATTGGCTTTGACCTATAGGCAGAGCCAATCAAAACGCTACTACGGATAAACCGTAGAGCGAACCAAAAGAAAGGAATAATTAAATGCCAGAAGAAAAATTGTACATTGGAGCAAAATTGATTAGAGCGTTTCCCATGGATGAGTGTTCTTTTTTGAAGACCTACAAAGGAGAAGACGTTTCCAACCGAGATACACGGCTAGGGTACTTCGTTGAATATCCAGACGGTTACAAGTCCTGGTCGCCAAAAGCGGTTTTTGAGGAAGCATACCGAGAGGTATCAGCCTCAGAAAAAAGCTGTTTTAACTGAGCGCGGGTCACGCGCCCGCCAATAAAAAGTTAGAGAACGGATGGGGCAAAGGACCGCCCCACCGCTCAACTTTACAATAGGTAAAAAAATCTACTTATTGACCCAATAAAGGAAAAAAATGTGGAAATAGCAGCATATTATAAAAACAGCATAATTGATTACCCCGGCAAGATGTCCCTTGTTGTTTACACACAAGGCTGCAACCGCCATTGTCCACACTGTCACAATAAAGATTTGATCCCAAAAAAACGTGGGAAAATTGAATGGTCAGGAATCCTGGATTTACTGGATGAGCGAAAAAGCTGGCTGGATGCCATTGTTTTTACCGGCGGGGAGCCAACACTACAGCCTGATTTATACGCTAAAATGATGTGGATTCTCGCGTCGTATAAAAATATCAGTATCGGGTTGCATACAAACGGGGATTATTTAACGCCATGGATAGCTGAAACTTGTGATTATATCCTGTTGTCACAGCACAATCGAAACAAAATTCAGATTGCGAAAAAAGCAAAACATCTGTCGCTGTCAACAGTTAAATGGAATGTATCACTTGGTAAATATGAGAATAAAATTGTGAGGATACAGTGAAAATTACACCGACTGAACAGCAGTTGGAGGTTATGGCACACATCATTAACGATTACTCCGGTCGGGAAATGCGAGAGATTGTAATCGATATTTGGGATTATGTACAAAACGAAATCGATGAAGAAAGATCAAAATTAATGTTGGAGGGCCTTAATGCTCGGAAATGTGGAAATTGAAAAATTATGCCGGTCAATGCATTTGATTGAACCGTATCGTGCTGAACAGCAGCAGCCAGCGAGTTATGATTTGCGTCTTGGAAACGAATTCAAAACGTTAGATGCACAAATAATCGATGGCGTGAGCGGCGTTGCTTATTATCCAGTATCCGGTGAAATCAGTCTGAATCCCGGCGACACTATTCTCGGGATGACACAGGAGACGGTTAATATTCCGCTGTTTTTAGCGGGGATTGTAGATGGCCGGTCGAGCTGGGGCCGGTGTTTTCTCAGTGTGCATTGCACGGCTGGATTTTGTGATCCTGGATTCGAGGGCCGTGTAACGCTCGAGATAAAGAACGAATCGAAAAATTGTGTGATCGTATTGACGCCAGGGCGACGGATTGCACAGATCAGGTTTAAAAAGGTTGACGGCTGCGATACGGGTTACAGCGGGAAATATAAAGGATAGACGACGGTAACGGAAAGCAAGATTCATCAAGATATTGAGGTGAATAAATGAAAAATACAGAACGAGGTAAAAGTTTGAAGTGTGCCCTCGAAATTATCAACGGAAATCGGTTAGATCAATACGGGACCCCTGAAAATAGTTTCGAAACAATTGCTGATCATTGGAATGCAACTTTGAAACAACTCATTACAAATCGAATGATTGAGTCTTCCGTGCTGATTCCGGATGATATGCAACATCAGATTGTTTCTGTCCTTTCAAATTTGTTGACGCCGTTAAATGTTGCACAATTAATGATTCTCTACAAACATTCTCGGCAGCTTACAGGGGCCGGGAAAGTTGATAATTATGATGATCAAGCGGGATATGTTGGTTTAGCCGGAGATATTTTCCGAGAAACAATTTTCGAAACTGAAACTGTTTCTCTTGAAGTAGATACACAGAAAAAAACGGGAGTTGTTAGATGACAAGGTATGAAGTCCAGGTAGAAAAACCAAGTCCCGAGCATCCTTTTAATATTATGATCGAAATATTTTCAGGGACGTTGGAGGGGCTGCAGCAGGCGCGGGATTATCAACAGAAGATGAGAGGACGGGGTTTTGTTGTTGAACTTAAAAAAACAATAAGGATGGATTGAGTGCTATATACAATGATTGAAGAAGAATTGATTAGAGATGAGGGGTTGAAACTGAAGCCATACATGTGTCCGGCCGGCAAGTTAACAATCGGAATCGGTCGGAATATTGAAGATGTTGGTATCTCTGAGGATGAAGCTTTATATCTACTGCGGAATGATATTGAAAATTGTAATACTGATCTCACTGAAATGGGATTCCAGTTCTATAATTTTTCTCCGAATCGATGGCGAGTCCTTGTTAATATGAGGTTTAACCTGGGGCCGAATCGTTTCCGGCAGTTCAAAAAAATGATCGCGGCGCTTCGAGATGGGGATTATGAAAAAGCAGCAGACGAGATGATGGATTCGAAATGGGCAAGACAGGTAGGGGATAGGGCAAATCGTCTTGCAAAGATGATGCGGGAAGGATGATAAGGTATTGTTTTTAAAGACTTTAAAATTTTAAGTTTAAAAGTCTTTAAAAGTCTTGACTTTTTGATTAGATACTATATAATGAAACTCAGAAAGATTGGAACGGAGGTTAATCAAAATAAAAAGGAGGGTATATGAAATCTGCAAGCCAATTAATCGAGATGAATGGAATCATTATAAATGACTCACCAAATTCTATTATGACAAATGCACTGGAGTTTCTTATTGATGATTTCAAATTCCGTTCCAAGGAAAACATTATAGAGACCCTGGAAAATATCAATCATCTGGTTATTGATTGGCTGAAAAAGTATGGACAAAAGACTACCAAATATGAGAAAGCGTTAGTTTATTTTCGGAAACGGACTCGAAATATGTCTCGTATGCAAGTTCTGCAAATGGCTTACAACGAGCTTCTTAGATTAGATAATATGAGTCCATTACGAGGATTTGGTATATGTAATAATTTTAAGGATACAATGTTTGGCAATCCTGAGACAAAACGAATTTCCACTAATAACACCTTTACAGATATGAAAGAGGAATCTATTATGAAGACAAGCAAAATTACAAAAGCAGAACTCAAAAAGGTTGCAAAAGAACTGAACGAAGAGTTAGGGCTGGAACCTCCTATCTTGTTGAATCTCCAAGTAAAGGTTTTGAAAGAAAAATGTATTGAAGCGGCTGCTTTGATCGATGTAGAACAGGATGAATTTTCGGATATCGTATGGAAAACTCTCAAGGCTCTTAAATGTGATATCCCTGGAGTCAAGGAGGCTATCGAAGGTGCAGAAGCAGAAGAGGAAGCAGAAGAGGAAGCAGAAGAGGAA